GTCTGACATCAAGAGCGCGGTAGTCCTTTTATATTCATTCTCCATTTCAATGCGTTGTAGCTTTTTCCTCAGCTTACGTATTTCGATTTGTTCTGGTGTTATCGGAGAGGCTTTTGGTGTTTTGCCCTGACGCTCATCACGCAGTTGTTTGACCCATCTTGTCATTGTGGAAAGGCCAACATCCATAGCTTTGGCGGCATCTGCCACCGTGTATTTCTGGTCAACAACCAGTTGAGCGGATTCGCGTTTAAACTCTGCGCTAAAATTTCTTTTTTCATTGGAGCACCTGTGTTGTTCTGAGGTGAGCATATCACCTCTGTTCAGGTGGCCAAATTCAGTGTGCCACTTCAGGAATCGAACCCGCATCATCAGCTTGGAAGGCTGAGGTAATAGCCATTATACGATGCCCGCATATGGTGCCGACTACCGGAATCGAACTGGTGACCTACTGATTACAAGTCAGTTGCTCTGCCTGCTGAGCTAAGTCGGCGCTGGCCCACCACCGAGGACTCGAACCTCGCACCGTCAACTTAGAAGGTTGATGCTCTATCCGGATGAGCTAGTGGTGGTTGGTGGCCCTTGCTGGACTTGAACCAGCGACCTGGCGATTATGAGTCGCTCGCTCTGACCAACTGAGCTAAAGGGCCGGAGGCAGAATAATAACCATATGTCATCACATCTGCAAACTCATCTGACCACCAGCACGTTTAACGTCCTGTGCCGTTTTTCAGGTATAAAAAAACCCGCATAAAGCGGGCTCTTTCAAATGTCCATGTCTGCTATTCGCCTCGCGGTACAGCTTTGCGAAGCGTACAAGAATTGAGGCAGTTTTTACGTCAAAAAGCAATAACTTTTTTCTCTATACCAAAAGCCATAACCATTGGTTTGTACAAAATAAATTCTGCCACCTTTAGCCAATGCTCAATGCGTCTTTCACAGGTTCTTAAACTCCATTTCGGGTGTGCATCATTCAGCAGTTCAGCCATTTTGCGTTTAGTCATCCCCTGAAGTGGTCAACAAAAACTGGCCACCGAGTTAGAGTTTTTCCAGTATCGATTTTCCGATTCGTTTGGGGGTAACCCACCGTTATATTCGTGCGGTCTTAGTGCGCTGTAATATCCAACGATATAGTCCGTTATGGCGTGAGCTGCCTCGCTGAAGCTTACGTAACCCACCACCGGCATCCATTCGTTCTTCAGACTCCTGAAGAAGCGTTCCATTAGGCTGTTATCCCAGCAGTTTCCGCGCCGGCTCATACTCTGTCTGATCTGGTATCGCCACAATAACTGCCGGAACTGCCTGCTCGTATAATGACTGCCCTGATCGCTGTGGAACATCACCCCGCCGGGCTTACCACGGGTTTCCCATGCCATTTCCAGCGCTTTCATGGTGAGCCTGCTGTCCGGCGAGAACGACATGGCCCAGCCCACTGGTTTTCTTGCGAACAGGTCGAGAACAACGGCGAGGTACGCCCAGCGCTTACCCGTCCAGATACAGGTCACATCACCGCACCACACCTGATTTGGCTCGGTCACGGCGAACTGCCTTTCAAGGTAGTTAGGGATAGCAACATGTTCATGACCACCACGTTTATACCGGTGAGTCGGCTGCTGACAGCTGACCAGCCCCAGCTCTTTCATGAGCCTGCCAGCAAGCCAGCGTCCCATCTGGTAGCCTCTCCGGGTTGCCATTGTGGCGATGCTTCTTGCTCCGGCCGAACCATGGCTGATGCTATGTAGTTCAAGTACCTGACTGCGTAATACAGCCCGTCTGCCGTCTGGTTTTTCAGGACGGTTTTTCCAGTATCTGTAGCTGCTGCGATGAACCCCGAACACTTGGCAGAGTGTGACCACAGGATAATGCGCTCTGAGTTTCCCGATTATCGAGAACTGTTCAGGGAGTCTGACATCAAGAGCGCGGTAGCCTTTTTTAATATTTCATTCTCCATTTCAATGCGTTGTAGCTTTTTCCTCAGCTTACGTATTTCGATTTGTTCTGGTGTTATCGGAGAGGCTTTTGGTGTTTTGCCCTGACGCTCATCACGCAGTTGTTTGACCCATCTTGTCATTGTGGAAAGGCCAACATTCATAGCTTTGGCGGCATCTGCCACCGTGTATTTCTGGTCAACAACCAGTTGAGCGGATTCGCGTTTAAACTCTGCGCTAAAATTTCTTTTTTTCATTGGAGCACCTGTGTTGTTCTGAGGTGAGCATATCACCTCTGTTCAGGTGGCCAAATTCAGTGTGCCACTTCACCCCGCCCCTCATACCGTTGCCGAAAGACGCTAATCAATCCTGGATGCTCTGCCAGCACCTCACTTATGACCCGATCAATACATAACGCCTCTGCATCAGTACAATGCGCCAGCCAGCTCTTTTGCTTACCGTTAATCATATCCCGCAAAAAAGCCTCAAGTTCAGACTTGTTCAGACCTGCTTTTTTCATCCTCCGGAGCGCCTCGTTAATTGCCGTTTTTGTCAGCTTTTTAGAGGCCAACAACTGGTTGAACATATTCCCCGTCTTACCGCCGCCAATATACGACCAGCGCCCCCACATGCGCAGTTTTCCCTGAATCCAGACACTTTCCAGCGTGGTGAGACGAAGGTGTTCCCCGCTTTTGCCTGTATTTGTTGGGTAAATCATAAATAACCTTCCTTTCTCCAGATTTCTTGCGTGCGAAAAACACCTTCTGCATGCATCAGGCGTAATTCTTCTTTGGTGTAATCGCTTGTTTTTACCCGCCCGTCGATTAAATCGTGGCATGAGCTACAGGCAATCGCTGGTAATGCTGCCAACTTACTGATTTAGTGTATGATGGTGATTTTAAGGTGCTTGCGTGGCTTCCATTTCCATCAGATGTCCTTCCTGCTCCGCTACTGAAGGCGTGGTGCGTAACGGCAAAAGCACTGCCGGACATCAGCGCTATCTCTGCTCTCATTGCCGTAAAACATGGCAACTACAGTTCACTTACACCGCCTCTCAGCCCGGTACGCACCAGAAAATCATTGATATGGCCATGAATGGCGTCGGATGTCGCGCCAGTGCACGCATTATGGGCGTTGGCCTCAACACGGTTTTACGTCACTTAAAAAACTCAGGCCGCAGTCGGTAACCTCGCGCATACAACCGGGCAGTGATGTGATTGTCTGCGCTGAAATGGACGAACAGTGGGGCTACGTCGGTGCTAAATCACGTCAGCGCTGGCTGTTTTACGCGTATGACAGGATACGGAGGACGGTTGTGGCGCACGTCTTCGGTGAAGGCACTCTGGCCACACTGGAGCGTCTTCTGAGCCTGCTGTCGGCCTTTGAGGTCGTGGTATGGATGACTGATGGCTGGCCGCTGTATGAATCACGCCTGAAGGGAAGCTGCACGTTATCAGCAAGCGTTACACTCAGCGCATTGAGCGACATAATCTGAATCTGAGACAACATCTGGCAAGGCTGGGACGGAAGTCACTGTCGTTCTCAAAATCGGTGGAGCTGCATGACAAGGTCATCGGGCATTATCTGAACATAAAACACTATCAGTAAGTTGGAGTCATTACCGCAATCGCTGCCTGCATATCGTGTGGCTTTATCGCTGTTCCGCACGTTCCCGCCAGTCGGTAATGCGCCAGCACAGACGTTTCCGGATCGTGATTGCAGTAGCCAGGAATTCTGACGGTGCACATCTGCCCCCGCGCCGCTTTACGTAAATCCACCATTACGCAAACTCCAGTAGCTGCGCGGCCACATTTTCGACTTGTTCCGGAGAGGAAAATTTACGGAACAGGATCCAGTTCCACAGTACATTCAGCACAGATTTATAAACCTGCTGAAACTCGGTTTCGTCCATATTCGCAAACGAGATGGATTTCGCCCTGCGCCCACGGCTACCGTCCGGATAAATATGCTCGGTGTAAAATCCGGCCTGAATGGTTACCCACTCGCGGAAAGCCTCAAACGACTTTAGCAATGCTGTATCTCGGGTTCTGCGTGTCGCAACTGTATTCAGATATTGCTCTGCGGCTTCGCTCAGAGCTGGCATATGTTCCCGGCCTACTGATTCGCACAGGTACTCAACGAAGCCTGATACCAGTTCTCGTTCGCGAGGCGTAATCGCCCCACCGATCGGAGTCCAGTAATCGAATCCCAGTTGCAGGAGTTTGAAAAAACGCTTGTGGAATGCGTAGTTACGCACACGCTTAAAGTCTGCGTGTATCCACTCACCTGTTTTGATTTGATGCAGAAAATCGCAACTCTCCGGCGTCGCCGGGAGAAGTAATCCGGAAGAGGTTTGTTTGATCAGTTGTATATGCGCCATCGGCTTTCTCCGGTGGCACGGTGTTACACAGCAGGAGTTCAATCCTGCTCAAGATTGTAGATGAGTTTATTCTTCAGCAAAAGCAGAAAACCAGCCTTAAAACCAATCTCTTTCAAAACCCGTAATGATGTGACAAATTCGTCCTCACGCAAAATAAAACCGTCCGTCAGAAGTCCATTACAAAAATAAAATAACACAGCACCGCTCTTCCTTTGTTGAGATTGCAAACATCTAATGCGGCAATGGCTGACAATCGCTCCATTCTCAACGCGCACAGCATAGAGGCCATTTTCACTAAAAATTTCACGCAATTCTTCGATTTTCATCTTCAGAATCCTTCCAGATAAATAGCTCTCCCCTATTCGGGGTCCATCCCTCTTCTCCCTGCGCGCTACTTAAGTAAGTCGATTCTATCTGCGAAGGTGCGCGAATCAAATTCACCGGAAATAAACAACAAAAAACCCGCCGAAACGCTGAGAGATCACAGCGATGGGCGGGTTAAGTGCGGGTGCGTTGAGGATGCCTGACACATCAGAGGTGGGCGGGGATGGGATCAGCTCCCCGCCCGGTCACTCTTACTTCCTGGATTCGTAGTCTACGAAGACAGCGACCTCCGTCTGGCCGGTTCGGATTCGTACCTCACTGAGGTCTTTCCTCGTTACCAGTGCCGTCACTATGACGGTTAAACAGATGACGATCAGGGCGATTAACATCGCCTTTTGCTGCTTCATAGCCTGCTTCTCCTTGCCTTTCGGCATGTAAGAGGCTAACCTACATGTGCAAAGCATGAAATTGGCCTCAGATTAATGTTAAGCGTCTTGCCGGACGCGTAATGTTAACTGGGGCTTTTCTCTATCTGCCTTTTGGTGTTCATGCCTGAAGCAGATAGCCTCAAGCACCCGCAGTCATTCTACTTACCTCGCCAATATGAAATCAATCAGAAAGGTGCCCCATAAAATCACTCCTTCTCTTCTTTACCGTAGTGGAGTTGACCAATTTTGATAAGAGGGCGTCCCTGAGATTTGCGGTGTAGATTGGTATCGCGCAGAGAATACACACAGCCACAATATTCCTGCTGATAGAATTTTTCGCGCTTGCTGATTTCAATCATACGGGACGAGCCGCCCTGCTTGCGCCAGTTATAATCCCAGTACACCATACCCGGATAATGCGCAACAGCTCGCCGCCCACACTCGTTAACCTGCTGCATATTTTTCCAGCGTGAAATGCCCAGTGAACTACTGATCACACTGAAACCATTTTCAGCAGCGTACAACGCTGTCCGCTCAAAACGCATGTCAAAACACATGGTACAACGGATCCCCCTCTCAGGCTCCCATTCCATTCCTTTGGCACGTTCAAACCAGTTGTCGGTGTCGTAATCAGCATCGATAAACGGCACGCCGTGTTGTTCAGCAAAGCGAATATTCTCATCCTTACGAATTAAATACTCTTTCTGAGGATGAATGTTCGGGTTGTAGAAAAAGATGGTGTAGTCGATTCCCGAGGCCTGAAGCGCCTCCATCACCTCACCGGAACATGGAGCACAGCAAGAGTGCAGTAGTAGTTTGTTTGCCCCGTTTGGGAGCTCCAATTTGGGCCGTTTGAAATCAGCAACTGTCATAAATATGTTTATTGGGGTCATAAAAATATCAAAGAGTGTAGCATTAGAACGGGGCTATCGGAAACAGCTGTGTGACTGCTCCCCGCCCTTTCGGGCGGTCTCCTGATGATTTGAGGGTGCAGAAATCCCTCCGGTTAAGGATTAAATTTTTAACAGTGCTAAATTTAATTATTCAGTTCTGGATTTTGTCGCCCTGCGTATCCGCGCTTTCGCGTTACGCTCAATCTGAATTAGCTTTTCTATATTTTTCCGCCTTTCCCGTTCCTCCGGCCTCAATAGTCTTACATCATCTGCCAGTCTGGTTTCTCTTTTCGCCACTGAGAGCATCCAGTCAAATGGCTCCACAACCGCACCGCAAATTTTGCATCGGACCTGGCGCTCTTTTTCGTCAACCCGGACAGAGGCGTGATGACAGTATGGTCTTTCCGATGGCTCATAAAGAAAATTAACCTGATTACGCGGGTCATCCTCTTTTACCGGAAATAAAACAATATTACTTAACTCATCTTCTGGTTTTATTTCCATGCTCCTCTCCATTGATGCGAATGCCAGCGGCAATTGAAGCCTGATAGCTAATTTCACTCACAGCACCACCTCCTGAAAATTCCCCTGATAAAACGCCAGCACGCGCTGCATAACTTCGCTCTTCCTGCACTCGCGACAGATTATGTTCTGACGCCTGTCGTAGCGGCGTATTTCTCCGTCAGGTAACTTTCGAATCAGTGTCGGGTCAGCAGCCTTCTCCGGTGTCTTACGCCATACGCGATACGCCTGCTCTGATGGAAATACCCCGCAATCAGAGAGCCAGACATCACCACTGGCCGCAAGCGCACCAGATAAACGACGAATAGCGGTCTTACTGACACCCGTTTTATCTGCCAGTTGTCGAAAAGTTTCTCGTCCGCTCAGGCGCACGAGTTCCACAATGCGCGCCTTCACTTCTTCCCGCTCTTCTGGTGTAAATACTTTTGCCATAGGTGCCTCCGGCAATCACTTTTCCGATGCAACACGGCGAGAAATATCAGTAATCTGTCGAACAATATCCCGGTGCTTGTTCAGCTCCCGCAGCGCGGCGCAGACACGCTCCCACTTCTGGACATGACTTTTCGCCCGACGCAGTTCGCGGTTTGCCATATGCAGCGATGGTAAAACCAGGTCATCCGCTCGCGTTTCGGTGAACAATGGCAGCGACTGCACAATGTCCGCCACCGTTTCTGTTTTAATATCTTCCTGTGTTGCAGCCTCCTGTACTGGTAATGCAACACCTGCGGGCTGAGGAAAGGCCTTACCATCAGTTTCCGCTACCGATGCTGCTTTCGGCTCTGCTGGTAAATTATCGCCCGGTATGCAGTAACGAAATTTACCGCCCTGATTTACGCGAATCAGACGACCTTTGCTGATTGCCATTGCCAGCGTTGAAGCCACTTTGCGTGATGTGGTACCAAACAATGTAGCCAGCTCATCAGCCGTTTGTGGTCCGCGTTGTTCAATCGTCGCGGTTAAATCGCACTCTGAGATTTTCGCTACTGTTGCTGTGGTGGTTTCTTCCGGCAGTTCTGCCTGCGCTGGCTGTTCCTGCTGAACGTTGTTATCAGCCACACGCCAGGTGTACGCGCTTTTATCAACAAAACCAGCCTTTTTCAGTTCCCATAGTTCGTTCAGCACTTCTTCACGACTGATATCAAGTCGCGCAGCAAGTTCTGTGGATGTGGCTTTTCCCATTGCTTTCAGTGCGTCAAAAACGGTTTCCATTAAAATTACCTCCGGTTTTGTTTTTCCAGCTTTTCAGCCAGCATGGCTGCATCAATCATTTTTCTCAGATGAACCAGATTCTTCTGGTTTCGTGTTTTCTGCTCCGCCGTTTCCCCCCGCCCGAACTGAAGCAGCGTTTTTTCCAGAACATCACAAAGTGACTGCATCAGAAATCCTCCGTCTGTGCGTAGGGTTTACGTGCCGGACCACCAAGTCTCAGACGTCTGGCAGCATCCTCTGCGCTGACATCAGTCACTGAACCGTTATCCATCAGGGCGTATGCTGTTCCTGTTGCTCCCTCCCTGTTCAGACGGAGAATCAGCTCCATAAGCTGAGAGTCTGCGTTACGGTTGTAGACAGCATCCCGGTACAACCCAATCCACACATCGCAATCCTGTTCAATCTGCCCGGTGTCGCGACTGTCGCTTGGTGTGGGGCGTTTATCTGCCCTGTCCTCGAGTTTTCGGTTAAGTTGCGTCAGAAGTAAAACCACGCAGTCCAGCTCTTTAGCGAGATTTTTTAAGCCCGTTGTGATATCCCCGAAAACAATATCACGACGCTCCGCGGCTTCCGCCTTCATCAGCGTCAGGTAATCGATCGCCACAAGGCCGACAACACCACGCTGACGCTTAACCTTTCGGCATTCAGCGATCACATGGGCCAGCGTTACCCCTGGTGTGCTGTCAATCATCAGGTTTGATTCTGCCAGTTCTGCGGCTTTCGCCATCGCCCGCGCCATATCCGAGTCATCACTGGCACCGACATAAAAAATTTCAGAATTTACCCTCGCCTCCTGCGCAACCATGCGCTCAACCAGGCTGCGATCTGTCATTTCCAGGGTGAATACCAGTGTGGGCAGACGATGATTCAGAGCAAAATGCGTCACAATCCTGTTCAGCGAGGCGCTTTTACCCATTTTCGGCCTTGCACCAATCACTACCAGCGAACCACGTAGCACATGTTTGGGGGCCATAAGCCGATCCAGAGAGCTAATCCCCAGCGTCAGACCCGCTGCGTTCTCCGGGCTGGAAAAGCGACGCTCAAGATCATCAATCCAGTCGTTAACCACATCACTTACCGGACGCAGACCCCTGTTTTTCCTGTTCTGGCATACTCTGCCACCGTGCCAATGACCTGTTGAACTGCGCCAAGTCGTTCTGTCGCACTCGTGTCTGTCGGCTGATTCATGATCCCGATGCACGCATGTAATTTTTCCACCGCGTACCGCTGGATGGATTTTTCCCGCACAATCCCGGCGTAGTGAACCATCGCCGATAGCGTGGCACTCCTGCTGATTTCAGCAAGGTACGCAAAGCCACCAGTCTCAGCATCCAGTTTTTTCGCCTCGATCACGTTCGCAAGGCTGAGCAGGTCCGTAGGCTTTCCGGCACGGAAAAGTCCGCGAATTTCACGGAAAATAACCCTGTGCGCCGCAACGTAAAACGACTCCGGTTTCAGCATCGAATACACCAGCCCCGCACGCTCAGTGTCGGTGTTTACCATCAGGCACCCCAGCACTGCCTGTTCGGCATCGACCCGGTATGGCACCGGAAAGGTGTTATCTGTCATTTGCCCGCGCCTCTTTGACAGCGACATAGCACCGTTCGGTGATCAGGTAATCCAGGTTTTTACGCTTCCAGAACCCACCGCTGCCATTGGGACGATCTTCCAGCATCCAGCGACAGTTCTCAGCAACGTATCGCAGATAGGACTCCCATCGCTGCTGGTCAAAACCGAATTTCTGCCAGAACGTCCGCAGATTTTTTTTCCTGGTATCCGTTAGAATTTTCACTGATGGCATTTCAGGCAGGATTTCGTGATAGCTGTCCAGAACCCTCTGCCAGTCGATGTTGTTTTTTGCGCGATGACTGACCTGTGGATCTGCGTCAGCAGATCCACCAACATCAGGTTCATTGACTGGTTCAAAAGAGTGACTGGTTCTGGGTGCAACTCCTGCACTGGCAACAGGTGCAACTCCTGCGCTACCCGATGCATCTGATGCACAATGTAGCGAATTATTTGCACTATTCCCCGGTAAATTTTCTGCACCATCCAGATGAAGGAGATAGATATTACTTGTATTACCTTTTTCACCTTTCCGGGTGATTTTTTTACCAGCCCGGACTCACAAAGCGCCGCAATATGATTAATCACAGAACGCTTGCTAATCTCGCACTGGTCAGCGATATACTGGTAGCTGGGCCAGCACTCGCACTGATCGCTGGCATTATCAGCCAGCTTAATCAGAACCAGCTTACGCAATGGATTACCCACTTTAATTTCCATTGCTTTTGCCATTAGTTTCATGCTCATATATAGAAACCTCGTCTGGTGCCGAACCTTCCTCCGGATATAATCTGTGATTCCCCAATCAACAGAACCAGAGGAGGTTCGGCATAAACATCAATGCACAACGACAGAATCGTCGGACGACCCACCACCGCTGAAATGTGCTTTCCGGTAAACGGCCTGAACTGCGTCATCATGCGCATCAATTGCCGTACTCAACGCTTCCTGCGCCGCCAGTAATGCACGGCGTTCCAGGGTATCGAAGATACAGAGTCGGTGACGCAGCTCACGCGGAAGAATTGCCAGAACCGCAGGGATCAGTTTCTGAATTTTTTCCCTTTGCGCTTTCGTTTCACCTTTCAACCAACGGTGATAGATATTCTGCTGATTGTTCCAGTCCTTGCCTGGTACCAGAGGCAATTCGCCGCCCCCCTGCCGCAGATATTCTTCAGTAATTGCGTTAGCGACCCACGCCTGCCCTTTTTCGGCTGCCAGGGCTAACAGCACTGATTCGATGTGCTCATGCCTGATTTTCATGAATCACCTTCCCAGATCGTTTTGCCTTACGATATTCGTCATAAACTTTGGGGTCGTACTGAAGTTCCCCGCCAGATGCCTCTTGTAGGCGCATCGCGCGACCTTCAGGAACCAGTTTCCCCCATTGAGAAACAGCAGATGGATCAACTCCAGCAGCTTTCGCTACTTTGGCTTTCGTCCCATAAAAATTAATTACGTCTGATTTAAACATCGCCCCTCCAAAGTTGAGTTTTCTTAAAAGCAATCATTCAAGGAATCTCAGATCAAGAGTTATTAAGATATCTAAATATGAACGAGAAAACTTTAGGTCAACGAATTAGAGAAAGACGCAAACAGGTTGGTTTAAGTCAAAACGATTTAAGCAAAGCTGCTGGCGTATCTGGCTCATCAATTTCACTATGGGAAAGCGACCATACAGCCCCGCGCGGGCAAAATTTGCATCGCCTAGCTGAGGTATTGCAATGTTCACCAACCTGGATACTGTTTGGTGACGAGGATAAAACACCAGATCCCCCAGTTGCACTCAACAGCGCCTTAGACTTATCGGAAGATGAGTTGGAGATGTTGCGATTGTATCGCGCACTTCCAAAATCAGAGCAGCAAGCACAAATCAGCGAACTCCGTGCCCGCGTTGAGAATTTTAATCGCCTATTCACCGAGCTACTAGAAGCTCGTAAACGTAACAAACATCAATAATCCCCCCCTTCACAAATTTTAAAGCCTTACATTTCAATGTATTGGCTTTGTTTTGCATTAAATATTGAGATTTCTTATCAAAAATACTTGGCCAATTGCCATGAGAAAACTAAATTAACATCCATCAAGACACCGCACGGTGCTCTCAGCAAACAGTTCCGCCACCCGGCGTTAAGGGGAAATGGGGTCAACATGAATACTATCGATCTTGGCAACAGCGAATCTCTGGTGTACGGCGTGTTCCCCAACCAGGACGGCACATTCACCGCCATGACGTATACCAAAAGCAAAACGTTTAAAACCGAAGCTGGCGCACGTCGTTGGTTGGGAAGACATTCAGGTGAGTAAAATGAACGAGACAGAATTAAAACACGTTATCGCTCTACTCCTAGAAGATGCAAAACGCCTCCAGCAACTGGAGCCAAATGCAGGCACTGGGGCACGCATCTGGCTGGCTAAAGAAGCGCTGGAATCTGGCGATTATGATAGCGAAGAAGCCTTCTACAAAGCAGAAGGCCGTGCAGGATATTCACCGGGTCTTGGCGGGGTATAAATACCAGGTAATGCTGCCAACTTACTGATTTAGTGTATGATGGTGATTTTAAGGTGCTTGCGTGGCTTCCATTTCCATCAGATGTCCTTCCTGCTCCGCTACTGAAGGCGTGGTGCGTAACGGCAAAAGCACTGCCGGACATCAGCGCTATCTCTGCTCTCATTGCCGTAAAACATGGCAACTACAGTTCACTTACACCGCCTCTCAGCCCGGTACGCACCAGAAAATCATTGATATGGCCATGAATGGCGTCGGATGTCGCGCCAGTGCACGCATTATGGGCGTTGGCCTCAACACGGTTTTACGTCACTTAAAAAACTCAGGCCGCAGTCGGTAACCTCGCGCATACAACCGGGCAGTGATGTGATTGTCTGCGCTGAAATGGACGAACAGTGGGGCTACGTCGGTGCTAAATCACGTCAGCGCTGGCTGTTTTACGCGTATGACAGGATACGGAGGACGGTTGTGGCGCACGTCTTCGGTGAACGCACTCTGGCCACACTGGAGCGTCTTCTGAGCCTGCTGTCGGCCTTTGAGGTCGTGGTATGGATGACGGATGGCTGGCCGCTGTATGAATCACGCCTGAAGGGAAAGCTGCACGTTATCAGCAAGCGTTACACTCAGCGCATTGAGCGACATAATCTGAATCTGAGACAACATCTGGCAAGGCTGGGACGGAAGTCACTGTCGTTCTCAAAATCGGTGGAGCTGCATGACAAGGTCATCGGGCATTATCTGAACATAAAACACTATCAGTAAGTTGGAGTCATTACCTGACCCGTTATCTAAAACAGAATTCAATGCATTAATGGAAAGTGAAAAAGGACAGAGCCAAAACTTGTGGAAATTTGCCGTTTACTCCGGGCTTCGTCACGGGGAACTGGCAGCTCTGGCGTGGGAGGATGTGGATTTCGAGAAGGGAATTGTGAATGTCAGAAGAAACCTGACGATACTTGATATGTTCGGTCCCCCAAAAACAAATGCCGGGATCCGGACGGTAACATTACTGCAGCCGGCTCTTGAAGCACTGAAGGAGCAATACAAACTGACCGGGCATCATCGCAAAAGCGAAATCACTTTTTATCATCGGGAGTACGGCAGAACTGAAAAGCAAAAACTGCATTTTGTTTTCATGCCCAGGGTGTGTAACGAAAAACAGAAACCTTATTACTCGGTAAGCAGTTTGGGTGCAAGATGGAATGCAGCAGTAAAACGTGCTGGTATTCGCCGCCGTAATCCGTACCATACGCGACATACTTTTGCCTGCTGGCTGTTGACGGCAGGAGCGAACCCGGCATTTATAGCCAGCCAGATGGGGCATGAAACTGCGCAAATGGTGTATGAAATTTACGGTATGTGGATTGATGACATGAACGACGAACAGATAGCCATGTTGAATGCGCGGTTATCGTAG